TCCAAAACTGGACTCCACTTCTCCAACAACTGTTGTGCCCTATTCCCGTCAATATATTGTGTATTTGGTCTTGTATTTGTTTCGTTCATAGTTTTTTATATATTGATTAAAAAGGGTCCTTTACATTGGAGATCAGGTAACGAGTACCTCAACAGGTTAAAAATTAAATGATTCTTGATAAAGCGTTAACGTATGGGTTAAAACCTTTTTCAGAAACCTCAGTAGATTCAGTTAACTTTTGATCTACTTCGTTTTTAATTTCAGACTTCTGAATAGCATCCTCCTTAAGCATCTCAAGGGTTTCAGTTTGCTTTTTGTCAAACATCTTGGTTGCATAATCAAAATTTTCGTGAATAAATTCTAAATCTTTATTTTTGAATGTCTTCTTAATAAAGTTAGTCTTCTTTTCGTCGAAGCTCTTAGTCTTCTCCTCGAGAAAAATAGATTTCTTGAGTTCAACTAATTCTTCTGCAAGAGCATTACGCTGTTCGGTAAGTTCAGTTACACGGCTGGTAGACTCGTCAAGACGTTTCTTACCATCGACAATACCATCTCTAATAGATTCGTTAGCTAAAGCTAAATCAACCCCTAAAGTCTTACGAAAACTCTCTAAAATAGAGTAAGCTTTCTTATTCTTCACAGCTTCTTGAATAGAAGTAGTTGGGATAGCTTCATCAATATAAGAATCTAAATAGTCAGATACACTTTCAACAACTGTATCTCTAAGCTTAGATGCTTCTAAATTGAGTTCTGACTGATGTTTCTTAATAATCTTCTTGAGCTTATTAGTTCTATCAGTATCAAGGGACTCAACAACCTTCTTAAGCTTACGACAATGATCTTTATCGATAGCCTCAAGTAACGCCTCTAATTTGGCGGCGTACTTCTCGTCTTGTTCGTTAAGAGCAGCCTCGACTGCAATCTTAGAACGCTCCTCTGCCTTGGAGTCTAACTGTTCATTGAATGTCTTTTCAATCTCTTGAAGAGTCTCCTCAGTAAGAACATCTTTAGCAGCCTCTTTTAATGTATCTGTTATGTTGCTCATGTTTAAAATAAATTCTTTTTATACGCTTTCTTGATTCTTTCTTGAATCTTGAAATGGATTGCATTTTTTAAGTCAGTATTAGCTTTACTGTAATTTTTTACATGTAAGTTACTAATAAAAGACTTAATTGACTCTTTTAAGTTTTTATCCATCATAATTATTTATTGTTTATTAAAAGTTTTTTATGAAACTAATTATCTGCTCACGTAAATAGCAGTCTAAATCTTTCTTAGGGAGATTTTTGATACTTTTTGTGAATTTGTCGTATATTTCTTCATACTTACCATCAGATGCAAGTACCCATTGTTTGGATTCTAATATACCATTCACAAATGCTTTAGGAAAGGATGGATCAGCCACGCAATCGATCGCGACTAACTTCATTTCTTTAACCATAGAAACACCAGATGGGTTTTCATCTAATTTTCCAAGAGCTCTACTAGATACCCCTACTTTGACACCATCCATAACCAAACTTCTTACAATTTGGCCACATGGTGTACTAAGAACCTTAGATTTACCGTAAAAGACATTGTCTTTTTGCTTCAATTCTGTTACTATATGACAAGCTCTTTCAAGATCTACCTCAGCTGTAGTAGGATGATTTAATTCACCCATAGCTCGGTTTTCATCTATCATTTCTGCTGTGTAGCGTCCAACTTCTTCAGCCATTTCTTGTAGATCATAGATACGATTGTTACGATTCTTCTCAGAAGCCATCATAAATGGACCCTGAATATAAAGCTTTGAAGGCTCTTTCGCATTCTTCTCTTCAACTACGTATTCGAAATCACTGAGATCCGGTTTTTCTATTAATAGTTTAAATGCCATTGCGTTATTAAATATTTATATTTACAGACTACTTTTTCTCAGGAAATAATTCCTTTTCAGTAAGAATTATAAACTTGTAACCGTTTTTCAACGCCCAACTTTTTGCTGCTTCCCATTTAACTTTATTAACTTCGTAGGTAACCTGCTCGTGTAATAGCGTTTCTCTCTTTTTTCTACGAGAAAAAACTGGTGGCATAGTCTGTTTGTGCGGTTTAATCTCTACTAAATACTTAACGTTCTTATTACCTTCTTTAAGAACTAATATATTATCTACATAATAGCGATGTACTTTATTATCTATAGGGGAGGTATACGGAACTACTACAGCTTCAGCGGCCCATTCAAGTACATTAGGGTTCCTATCACACCATTGAAAAAAATACAACTCCCAAGAACTGCGATACTCGGGAGTTGAACGACCAATATACTTATGTATATGCTTAGGCCTATATAAACCTTTTTTGAAATCTCCTTTTTTGTGTATCATCCGACAAAAAATACAGGTGGTGCAGCATCCCCAAAACCTGGTGTGCCTGTAAGAAGCATTTGTTCTAATTCTTTCTTCTCTGATAACCCTTCTTGTAGTAAAGAAGTATCTAACGTACCACCACCAAACATTTGTGTGCCTTGGAACTTACTTCTAACTCTACCTATAGTTATTTTACATAAGGCAGAAGCATATTGGAACACCCAAGGCTCTTTTATTACGTCTCTAATTGGCTTTTCTAGGTAAGCACCTATAACACCATAGAACGTTTCTCCTGTTTTAGGTTCAGGATATATATGTAAGTGTTGAGTCCTATCATCAAACTTAACATACCTATTTAGGGAAAGCATTTTAGATCTTGTCTCTAACCACTGTTTAAGTATATACCAACTAATTAAGTCAAAACCATAATTACCTAGAGCATAACTGAAGTATGTTTGTTGAGCTAACGTTTGTTCAATAGTGAATAAATTATACATACCCGAGTTTGCTGATTCTTCAAAACTATATATGTCTATAATTTTTCTTTTTTGTTTTGTAAGCTCATCATAATTAGCTATAACTGGGGTTGAAGTAGTTATAATAGATTCAGTAAAATCATTTATAACTGTGGCGTTCCTATTTGCGTTAACTGTACCAGACTTAGACACGGCTGCTCCAAGAGTAACGCCTATGGATACTGCAGTCCCAGTTGTGTTAACTGTAACCTCAAATATAGCAGTAGAAGTTGTATAAACATCTCCATAAGGAGTTGAGTAAACGTCAACTTCTTCTGTCTCTGCGTTATAAGTTGCTGTTAACAATAATTTAGATACCTGAGAGTTAGAATCTTGTAATACAACAGTAAAAGTGTAATCAGATGGATCGACTTGAGTATCAGAAGCGTCAAACTCAAATAAAGGAATAAACGTTCCACCAGAACCTTCTGCGAATCCTTGGTTAGCTATTGTGGCAACACTCTCAGTAGTAACCGCAGCTGATTGGATCACATTAGTATATGATGCTGTGAGCTCTGGAGTGTTAGTTAACAGTTTTCCTGCGTCAAGACCTTTACCTTTTACGTAATGTCTGCTATCAAAAACCAAAAATTCTTCAGTGTAACCTGCGAATTTAGTAAACATTTCAACTGATCGCGCAATATTAGTATACAATTGGTTACCGTGAATCTCTAAATTAACAAGAGGGTAACCTAAATCATAACAAATTCTATCTGCTAATAACTGATAAGATGTTATCTTATTAGCAAGATTGGTAGACATTACAAAGCTACCAGCGCTGAGCGTTGAATCTGACCAAGTAGTAGTCGCCATATTAATATTTAGGCTTCTGGTGGTGGCTCTGGAGCAGGAGTAGCTTCTTCTCCTTCGTCACCACCTGTATCAGCAGGCGCTGGACCGAATTCAGGTGGTGTTTCTTCACCCTGGTCTACTCCTCCTTGATCTACTCCTCCTGTTGCTCCTCCAGCTTGCCAATCACTACCACCTTCTTGTATCTTTGCGATTTCGTGCTGTAGTGTTGCGTCTTTACGAAGCCATTCTCTATTAGCTTTGATTTGCTCATCAGTCCAACCTAGGAATAACTTCTGAGCATATCCCTTCGAGATAGATTCGTTTTGAGTTATACTATTAAAGTTATTGAGCTTAAGATCGAGTATCTGTTGCTTACGTAACTCATAATAATTACGAGGAGGGGTAAAAACTAAATCAAAAGCATTCTCTTTTAAATCAAAATTATTCCACATCTTTTTAAGCTTAAGATGAGTAATAAATGATTCTTTAAGACCTTTAGCAAAATTAGCTTGAAGACGAACAATAAAGTTTGCAAACTTTAATTCTTCTCTCAGTACATTTGCATCAGCTTGATATGTACTTTCGATTTCTGCTCTATTAGTAGGTACTTTGAGAGCTTTATATAACTTCTTAACAAAGTAAACTAAATCTTGAAGCTCACCTAAGTTTTGGCCACCAGCCAAAGTATCAACATTTGTACCATTACTACCTTCTCTCTTAGGAAACCAAAAAGCATCAAGAATAGATTGAGGATTAAAACTATTAACTCTATTACCTTCATCAAGATTGAAAGTCTTTTTAGACCAATAGTTTTGCATTAGCTTACGCATATAAGCTTCTGCCTTAGGGGGGCTCATATTACCTACATCGACATTAAAGACCAACCTTTCAGGGGCTCTCACTAAGCGATATATAATAATTGAGTCCTCAATCATTGTTAATTGTCTATAAGCTCTGCGCGCATTCTCAATAAACGGAACCCTGAAGCTTTTATCTTCGTTCCACGTACCTGAATTAATATACGTAACTTGATTTCTATCTAAAGGTATAAAGTCTTTATCCTTCACCATAGATGATGCAGTAGGGGCTTGTTCATCTTTATGGTGTTTGAGTTTACGTAATAAAAACGCTTTAATAGCCATATTTTGATGACTATCATAAACTGGATCAACAATATGAGTTGGTATACTCACTACCCCAAGTATGCCTGACTCAGGATAATCCTT